ATGACATTTGAAATCGGTTCGACAGCTTATATTGTCGAGAGCAACCGGATCATCCGTGAAGTGACTATAGTTAAGCGGAACGGAGATTTTTATATAATCCGGTTTGGCACAAGAGGCGGCATCCAAGTGAGAAGCAACAGGCTTTTTGCAAGCTATGAAGATGCGGATTCTTCCATACATAAAAAGATAGAAAAAAGGACGGGATATCGTTCTCCATATGACTACATACACTAAAGTAAATGGAAGGGGATAATTTTGCAAAAAAATATGATTGACAATCCCCTTCAAATTTTATATACTTTAGTTGGCAAGTTAGCGAACAAGCAAGCGTGCTAATGAATGAACACCGATATAAAAAGTGAAAATGCGAAAAAGTAAAAAAGCGAAAAACAAAGCGAAAACGAAAAGAAAAGTGAAAACAAAGAAAAGGTGAAAATTATGATGTATGCGAATTTTGGAGAATTTATAAGCAAGAAGAGAGTTGAAAAGAAAATCACACTGAGAAAAATGGCTGATATGTTAGGTGTATCCGCACCGTTTTTAACTGATGTAGAAAAAGACAGACGCAACCCCTTCGATATGGAAAAACTTACACAACTCGCACAGATACTGAATTTGTCAAAAGAAGAAAACGCACAGATGCTTGACCTTGCTGGAAAGAAGAGAAATGCCGTAGCACCAGACCTTCCAGAATATATTATGGAACGGGACTATGTCAGTGCAGCTTTGAGGACAGCAAGGGACTTGGATGCAGGAGAAGAAGAATGGAACCAGTTTGTCGAGGAACTGAGAAAGCGAAAGGGGTAAGAACCTATATATGTATAGACCTGAAATTAAAAGAAAGAGATCTGGGGCACCAGTGTTAAGCAGAAAAGAGATTGATGTTATCGGACAGAATATTGTCGGGGATTTTATGCCGGAAGCATTAAAATCTCCACAGGAAATAGATATCGATTTGTTGGCACAGGATTATCTGGGAATGGATCAGGATTTTCAGTACCTGTCGCACTGCGGTGTTTATCTTGGGATGACGGTGTTCAATGACACGGACAAAGTACCCGTGTATGATCCGCAGAATAACTGTGCAGATTATATCAGCGCAAAAGCACATACCGTGATAATCGATAAGATGCTCTTGGAAGAAAATCAGGAACACAGATATCGTTTTACGATGGGACACGAGGCAGGGCATGAGTTTTTACATAAAGAATATTTTGCCTATGATCCTGACCAGATAACACTGTTTGACCTGATGGGAGAAACTCCGGCACCAATGGTTCAGTGCCGTGTGGACACAAAGAAGATGGACTGCCGGACATCGAAAAGCTGGACAGACAGGGACTGGATGGAGTGGCAGGCGAATGCGTTATCATCTGCAGTTCTGATGCCTGTTTCAATGGTGCGGATGGTAGCTGAAAATTTTAAGCGGCCCGGACTACATCAGATTTTTTGTCATTATGCACTGGCTGAAGAAGTGGCTTCCGTATTTAATGTCTCATTTGAAGCAGCAGGATACAGACTGAAACAGCTTGGATATATTCCACAGGAGGCACAACTGAGTACAGATATCCTTAACATGATTTCTTTTGATTTGGCTTGTAATTACTAGCAGAAGGTTGAAGTATGCGGATTACAGAATGATCCGCATATTTTTTTACCCTAGGTGTTAGCAAATTAGCGAACAAATGAACACAAAGAAAATATAAATATTATATTACTTCATGGAATATATTACAGGGTTAATCAGTATAACACAATAATATAGGTTTCAGAATAAGATATGAAGAAATCTAAAAAATATGAATACTTTTTGTTATAACTTTTCGACACAGCACATATGATAAAAAGAAAAATGTCAGATTATGGAAAGAAGGTGAGAACACATGGCAGATGGAGTAATACATAGATGCACCAAGGAATGCCCATACAACAAAAAATGTTTTGTATGCAAAACAGAGGCGGAAGTATCAGGGAATGTTGTGGTGCTTCATAAATGTGCAGTTACGAAAGAGGATATTCCGATTCAGATAGGAAAAGCAGAAAATGCCTGTGTTTTATGATGGGCAGAACAGTAAACTTAATAATCGGACTAGCTTGTAAAGACAGCCACTAGGATGTGCTGATATTACAGTAGCCTACGAAACAGGGATGTTAGTAGAATGCTGTAAAAAATCAGGGATTCTAGTGGCTTTCTTAAAGTCAGCTATTTTTAGCCAACAGCCTGTTTATGTGACAGACTGTTGGCTTTTTTGTTTCAAAAAAATGGAAAGCTGACGGATTAGGTTAATTACACAGATAATTTTCTCCATTGCAGTGAACAAAGAATTAAAGATTTTCAGGAACAAAAGGGAGAACAAGTATATAGATACCTGATTACGATACGCATTTGGGTAGTATGGATGTTCTTCTGACCGATGAGATTCAGTTCAGCATTGGAGATAAAAATACCTAACCTTATATATTCTCCGTTTGAAAAATTCAAAACACGATTTTTTTCAAAATAAAAAAGCGAATAAAGAGAAGAAGGTAATAGGAAAAAATTTCAAGAAAATCGAATAGGAAATTAGTCTTCCTATTTGGATTTTATATTTCTATCAGACAAGGACGAAGGGAGGTGAAAAGCTGTGAGTGCAAATGAGCGAAGAGCTGAGATCATGCGAATCATGGTCGCACGAAGACAAGAGAATATGCAGGTTTTAGCTGCTGAGCTTGGTGTTACGGATAGAACTATCCGAAATGACATTCTTGTGCTTACAGCTGAGTATCCTCTTGAAACTACTAGAGGTAACGGAGGCGGTGTCCGTATCGCTGACTGGTATCATCCACATAAAAATATTTTTTCACAGGATCAGATTTCGGTTTTGGAACAGTTGATGGACAAGGCTGATGATGAACAGAAAAAAGTGCTTGACCAGATGCTCCGTGAATACGGCTCTAACAAGTATAGTCCTGCAGTCTAGGACAGGCGGATGACGATCTGCCATCCAAGTACATTATTGACGAGTACCCACGGCCATGAGAGCCGAATGTGAAAGGATGATTTTATTATGAAAAAGAAAATTTTTATCTGCAGCCCTTATCGGGGCAGAGTCGAGGAAAACAAAAAGAATGCAGTGAGCTACGCAAGGATCACTGCCATGTCAGGTGACGTTCCAATCGTACCACATCTCTATTTCCCATCATTCCTCGATGACAATATCCCAAACGAGAGAATGACAGGCATCGCAATGGGTCTTGAACTCATGGATATGTGCGATGAGGTGTATGTGTTCGGTTTCGACATCACGGAAGGCATGAAGTTTGAACTCGACCATGCAAAAGAAACAAGGAAGCCTGTAAGGCTTTATGATACAGATTTCAATCCCGTGAATGTCAGAACCATTCCTGTGGATGAACGTGCGGATGCCAGATACAAGGGCATCATCAGAAATCTGAAGGTGTTGAAGTAGGAGGTCCGCCATGTCAGCAGTCAATGTCCGTTACGGACTGTATCCGGGTGACCGCCTTATGGTCACTGCCGAAAAGAAAAAGAAGAAAGCAACCGTAGTAAAGGAGTACCCGTTCCATATTCTGATGGACTGGGGAAAGTACAAGTCCAGCGTAAACAAGATCGATGTGTATACAGGTGATGTGAAGCTGGCACGCATTTGAAAGGAGAGAACGCCATGAGTGAGGCATTGTTATTAGTGGCCGAGGGCTACGAGCAGATTGCTGCCGGAATCAGAAAGATGGTTGCAGCACAGAAAGATACACCAAAGAAAGAGGAGAAGCCTGTGAAGAAGGCTGAAAAGAAGGAAACTCCTGTGGCAGATACACCGAAGGAAGAAGCTGCACCGAAGGAGACAGCCGTTGACAGAAAGACGGTCCGTGCCTTCCTTGCGGACAAGTCCAGATCAGGAAAGACCTCGGAGGTAAAGAACCTGATCGAGCAGTTCGGATTCCAGAAGCTGTCAGATGTTCCTGATGAGAAACTGCCGGAACTGTATGAGAAAGCGCAGGTGCTCTAATGGGCGGACATGCAAGGTTCTCCCCATCGTCCGGTAAAAGACGTCTGGAATGCCCTCCATCGTTACTGTTGGAGGAGCAGTTTCCAGACGAAGAATCTCCATTCGCAGCAGAAGGGAGTGCCGGGCATGCGATGGCGGAGTACCTCATCAATAAGTATCTGAAGAAAAGGACTAAAAGACCTGTATCTGATTATTATTCGGATGAACTGCTCGAAGCCGTGGATGATTACGTGGAATATAACATCACCCAGATCGAACAGGCAAGGAAGGACTGTGATGAACCATTCATCGGAGTGGAACTGAAGGTCAGCCTTGCACACAGAATCAATGACTGTTTCGGTACTGCAGATATGGTAGTGGCCGATTCCCATAAGATCCACATTATCGATCTGAAGCTCGGCAAGGGTGTGGTGGTCGATGCAGAGCAGAATGTTCAGCTTATGATCTACGGACTGGGAGTGTTGGACATGCTTGGTTTCTTATATGAAATCGACACGGTGGAGCTTACCATCGTCCAGCCGAGGATCGAACATTTTTCTACTTGGGAGATATCAGCCGGGGAGCTGCTTGCATGGGGAAAGGACGTCCTTGAACCGGGAGCAGCAAAGGCTCTTTCAGGCGAGGGAGAGTTTAAAGCCGGAGATCACTGCCGATTCTGCAAGGCAAGATTTACATGCCGTGCAAGGGCAGAGGAGTATTTAAAACTTGCCCAGATGGAATTTGCCGAGCCGGCCCTTATGTCGGATGAGGAAATTGCAGAAGTCCTTTCCAAGGCAGATGCGCTGAAGAAATGGGCAGAGGAGGTTTACACCTATGCTCAGAATGAAGCAGTAGTTAACCATAAAGAATGGCCGGGCTATAAGCTGGTCCTGGGAAGAAGCAACCGTAAATATACAGATGAAGAGGATGTGGCAGAGGCAGCACAAAAAGCCGGATACACGGATATCTTCAAAAAGAGCCTGATCGGCATTACCGAGATGGAAAGGCTGATGGGCAAAAAGAAATTTAATGAGATCCTTGGTTCACTGGTGTACAAGCCTGACGGCAAGGTCACACTGGTGCCGGATTCAGATAAAAGAGAAGCAGTTAAAACAGCAACCGCAGAAGCGGATTTTAAGGAGGACTAAATTATGACAACAGCAAACTTAACCAAAGTAATCGTACCTTGCAGACTCAGCTATGCACACCTGTGGGAGCCGGATTCCATCAATGGAAGCGAACCGAAGTACTCTGTCTCCTGCATCATCGACAAGAATGATAAGGAGACCATTGCCAAAATCAAGAAGGCAATTGAGGTAGCAAAGGATGAAGGAAAAGGCAAGTGGGGCGGTAAGATCCCAGCGAACCTGAAGACACCGTTAAGGGACGGAGACATCGACAGACCGGAGGATGAGGCATATGCGGACAGTATGTTCTTAAATGCCAACAGCAAACAGGCACCGCAGATCGTGGACAGACAGGTACAGCCGATTCTTGACCAGAGCGAGGTATATTCCGGCTGCTACGGAAGGGTATCCATTACATTTTATGCTTACAACAGCAACGGCAACAAGGGCATTGCTGCCGGACTTGGAAATGTACAGAAGTTAAGGGACGGAGAGCCTCTCGGTTCCAGAGCCAATGCGAAGGATGAATTCGAGGCAGTGGATGCGGAGGACGATTTCCTCGCATAGAAACAAAGCAGCAGAGCATAGGAAGGGCGGTGGCATACACCGCCCGGATACATAAAGGAGATGTACTTTCATGGAAGAACTGATGAAGGAGCTTAACAGCATAAAAAAATATATCCCGTATAACACATACCGCACCATCAAAGGACAGATGAAGTCCGGCAATGTGGAAGCAGCAAGAACGGGGATCAACAGAATAAAGAAAAGAGCGGAGGGACAGGCTTATGGACACACTTGCAATTGATATTGAAACTTACTCAGATGTATCGCTCCCGGACTGCGGGGTACATAGATATGCAGCATCGGAGCAGTTCGAGATCCTTTTGTTTGCATACAGTCTGAATGATGAACCGACAAGGATCATTGACCTTGTATCCGGGCAGACGATGCCGGATGAGATCATGGAATGCCTTATGGATGATTCCGTAGTAAAAACAGCATTCAATGCTGCCTTTGAGCGTAACTGTATCAATCGATTCTTCGGGCTTTCCCTAAAGCCGGAAGGATGGAGATGCACGGCAGTTCAGGCATCCATGCTGTCGCTCCCTCTGTCACTGGAAGGGGTGGGAGAAGCACTGAACCTTGATAAGAAAAAGATGTCGGAAGGCAAAGAACTCATCCGCTATTTCTGTATGCCGTGCAAGCCTACCAAGGCAAACGGGGGAAGGACAAGAAACCTTCCGTCCGATGCTCCTGAGAAGTGGGAGCTGTTCAAGACATACTGCATCCGTGACGTGGATGTGGAAAAACAGATCAGAAATAAGTTAGCAAAATTCCCGATACCAGACAGGGAACAGGAACTTTACTGCATGGACCAGAGAATCAATGACCGTGGAATCATGGTTGACCGTAACTTGATCAGCCATGCAGTGGCGTGTGACCTTTTATATAAGGAAGCAGCATCCAAGAGGGCATATGAGATATCAGGACTGGAAAACCCGAACAGTGTATCACAGCTTAAGGACTGGCTGAATGAAAAAGGCATCGAGGTGGATTCCCTTGCCAAGGCTGCCGTGGAAGAACTGGTGGAGAAAACGGAAGGGGAAGTATCCGAAATGATGAAGCTCAGGCTTTCCATGTCAAAAACCTCGGTAAAGAAATATGAGGCAATGGAACGTTCCGTCTGCCCGGATGGGAGGGTGCATGGATTATTACAGTTTTACGGGGCCAACCGTACAGGAAGATGGGCCGGCAGACTCGTACAGATCCACAACCTTCCGCAGAACCATATGGAAGATCTGGAACTGGCACGCTCCATCGTAAAGGAAGGCAGATATGACCTTGTGGAGCTTTTATATGATTCCACCCCTGAGGTGCTGTCGGAACTGATCCGTACCGCATTCGTGGCAAAGCCGGGATGCAGATTCATCGTCAGCGATTTTTCAGCGATCGAGGCGAGAGTTATGGGATACCTTGCCGGAGAGGGATGGGTCATGGAGGAGTTCCGTGGTGCAGGAAAGATCTATGAGCAGACGGCATCCAAGATGTTCCATATCCCGATTGAAGAAATCACAAAAGGAAGCCCGTACCGTGTAAGGGGAAAGGTGGCATCACTTGCCTGTCAGTATGGCGGTGCGGAAGGTGCGCTTGTCAGTATGGGAGCATTAAATTTTGTGGAAGAAGAGGAATTGAAAGGGCTGGTGCAGTCATGGCGGACAGCAAATCCGCACATTGTTAATTACTGGTATGAGATTGATGGTGCGGTAAAGGCAGCCGTGAAGGAGCGGAAGATGACCACGGTCGGAAGGGTGACGGTATATTACCAGTCCGGGATGTTAAAGATCGCACTGCCGTCAGGAAGGGTGCTGTCCTATGTAAGACCGAGGATGACCGTGAACCGATTCGGTTCGGAGAGCGTCAGTTATGAAGGTGTCGGCACGAACCGCAAGTGGACGAGGATCGAATCTTACGGGGCGAAATTCTGTGAGAATATCGTTCAGGCAACCGCAAGGGATGTACTGGCAGAAGCAATGCTCCGTCTGGAAAAGAAGGGATTTGATATCGTGTGCCACATCCATGATGAAGTGGTGCTTGAAGTGCCGGAGGGGACATCTTCGGTGGAAGAAGTAAATGAGATCATGGCGGTATGCCCTGACTGGTGCGAGGGGCTTCCGCTTAAGGCTGCCGGATTTGAAAGTCCGTTTTACAAGAAAGATTAGGAGGCAGAAACATGTTTGTATCAATCGGAAACTCAAGAATGGATAAAAAGTTTAACTGCACGGATATGACATATGAAGATTTTGTCAGCCGTCTGTCCAAGACAAAATATACTGCGGAGACAATGGAGCAGTACAGGAAGATGCCGAAAGGGCAGCAGGACAATATCAAGGATGTCGGAGGCTTCGTGCTTGGAAAGCTGAAGGGCGGACGCAGGAAGAAGGACTGCGTGATTTCCAGATCCGCCATCACACTTGATATGGATTACGGAACACAGGGCATCATTGATGAACTGGAAATGTTCTTTGACATGAAGATGGTGGTGTATTCCACACATAAGCATACGCCGGAGAAACCGAGGCTTCGTATCATCATATTCCTGACAAGGGACGTGACACCTGATGAGTACGGGGCAGTCAGCCGTATGCTTGCATCGGATATCGGCATCGAGCTTTTTGATGATTCGACCTATGAACCATCAAGACTCATGTACTGGCCGAGCACTTCCAGTGACGGTGAGTATGTGTTTCAGGAGATCGAAGGAAACGAAGTTGATCCCGATGAAGTACTGTCCCGTTATAAGGACTGGCATGATGTATCGGCATGGCCGGTCAGCAACCGTCAGGCATCCGTTGTGCAGAGGGATATCAAAAAACAGGCTGACCCGCTTTCCAAGGACGGGCTGATCGGAGCTTTCAACCGCACATACACGGTGACGCAGGCAATCGACAAATTCATCCCGGATGTATACAGGCATTCAAGGGCAATCCCCGGAAGATACGATTATATCCCGGCGGATTCGGCTGCCGGAGTCGTGGTCTACGATGACCTGTTCGTATACAGCCACCATGCCACAGATCCATGCTGCGGAAAGCTGATGAATGCGTTTGATGTGGTAAGGCTTCATAAATTCGGGGACAAGGATGCAAGGGCAGCCGAATGGACAGAGCCGGGAAAACTCCCTTCTTTCAAAGCCATGCAGGATTTTACTTCTGCAGATGAAGAAGTGAAGAACACGCTTGCCAGGGAAAGACAGGAGCTGGCGGTACAGGAATTTTCCACCGAGCCGGACGAGGACTGGCAGAACAAGCTGGCACTTGACCGCAGGGGAAATATCAAGGATACACTGCAGAACATCGCACTGATCATCCGTAACGATGAGAATTTCAAGCACATCGTGTACAACGAGTTCAAGGATACCATTGATGTCATCGGTCCGCTTCCTTGGAAACAGGTAAAGCCCGGATGGAATGACTCCGACCTTGCGAATGCAAAAGTGTATTTCGAGAGGGTGTACGGGATCTGGTCACCGACCAAGTTTAAGGATGCACTGCTTGCCGTGGTGTCATCCGACAGGCTCTACCATCCGATCAAGGATTATTTTGCAACGCTTCACTGGGACGGACAGGAGCGTATCGATACACTGCTCATTGACTATTTCGGTGCGAAAGATTCTCCGTACACAAGGGCAGTCATCCGCAAGACACTGGTGGCTGCGGTAGCACGTATCTATAAGCCGGGAGTGAAGTTCGACTCCATCCTCGTGCTGAACGGTCCGCAGGGAATGGGAAAATCCACCTTCTTTTCCATCCTTGGAAAGCAGTGGTTTTCGGATTCCTTATCCATTTCGGATATGAGGGATAAGACTGCTGCCGAGAAGCTGCTCGGAAACTGGATACTTGAGATCAGCGAGATGAACGGCATCCGCAAGACGGAAGTCGAGGTAGTAAAGTCCTTTGTCACCCGTCAGGATGATAAGTTCCGTCAGGCATACGGAGTCAATGTAGAGTCGCATCCGAGAAAATGCATCATCGTGGGAAGCACCAACTCCGAGGGCGGATTCTTACGTGACGTGACAGGAAACAGAAGATTCTGGCCCGTGCATGTGCCGGGGACAGGAAAACACCATCCGTGGGAGCTTGACTGTGTCGACCAGATCTGGGCAGAGGCAATCCATCTGTATAACGAAGACGAGGAGCTGTTCTTAAAAGGTGCGGAGGCAGAGGAAGCATACAAGATGCAGCAGGAGGCAATGGAGTCGGATGACCGTGAGGGCATCGTGCAGGACTACCTTGACAGACTACTGCCGGATAACTGGGCATCAATGGATATCTACCAGAGAAGGGCATTCCTTGGCGGAGGAGAGTTCGAGACGGTCGGTGTAAAAGGAACTGTCATGCGTGAGCGTGTGTGCATCATGGAGATCTGGGTGGAGTGCTTCGGCAAGGAGCGTCAGAACTTAAAGAAGGCGGATTCCTATGAGATCGAAGGCATCTTAAACAAGATCGGGGGATGGAAGAAGTATGATTCCAATACCACGGGCAAGACCAAAGTCCCCCTTTACGGAGTGCAGAAGACTTTTGTGCGGATGGATGAGAAACCAGAGGAAACCCGTTAGGCGGTTTCCGGGGTTTCCCAGATGCAGATGGGCAACGGTAGTCGGAAACCGTGCTGACACCTTGGAAAATAAGGGGTTGCGGTTCTTAGTTTCCCAGTTTCCCATTAAATCCAGTTGAGAATTAAAAATAAAGATAAAAAGAGCAATTCATGTATATATGCGCGTATAGGAGTTAAAGGCATATGGCAACCGCAATCGGCAAAGGAGGTATCTGGTTTTGCTAGAAAGTACAGTAGAGAGACATTTGAGGGAAGAAGCTAAAAAGCGGAAAGGCATGGCACTGAAGTTCGTATCACCCGGTATGAATGGAGTGCCTGACCGCATCGTCCTGATGCCGGACGGGAAAATGGCATTTGTGGAACTGAAAGCACCGGGGAAGAAGCCGAGACCGCTTCAGCTAAAGAGAAAGAGGATGCTTGAGAGGTTAGGCTTTCCCGTTTATGTAGTTGATAATATCGAACAGATCGGAGGTATCCTTGATGAAATACAAAGCACATGATTATCAGCAGTATGCAACAGATTTTATAATCGAGCATCCCGTGAGCTGCCTGATCCTTGACATGGGACTTGGCAAAACGGTCATCACGCTTACGGCACTGTGGCTTTTGCTGTTTGACTATTTTGAAGTAAGACGGATCTTGGTGATAGCACCGAAGCGTGTGGCAGAGACCACATGGCCGGCAGAGATAAAAAAGTGGGAGCATCTTTACGGCATGACATTTGCCGTGGCAATGGGAACTGCAGAGCAGAGAAAGGAAGCACTTCTGTCAGGAGCCGATGTGACGATCATTGGAAGGGACAATGTTTCTTGGATGACAAAAAATATATTTTTTGATTTTGACATGGTCATTATTGATGAGCTGTCGAGCTTCAAGTCCCCAAAGGCACAGAGGTTCAAAGACCTGAAAAAAGTAAGACCGATGGCAAAACGTGTGATCGGGCTTACGGGAACACCGGGAAACCTCATGGACTTATGGGCAGAGATCGGAATCCTTGATATGGGGCAGAGGCTTGGAAGATATATCAGCGGCTACCGTGACAGGTTCTTTCTGCCGGATAAGCGGAATCGAGAGATCATCTTTTCGTATAAACCGAGGGAAGGGGCAGAAGAAAAAATATATGAACTGATTTCCGATATCAGCATTTCCATGAAAGCCGTGGATTATCTTGATATGCCGGAATGCGTAAGCAACCGGGTGTCCGTTTCCATGTCGGAATCCGAACAGGGGCTTTATGACAGGATGGCAGATGAAATGATCCTCGAATACGGGGAAGGACAGGACATCGATGCGGTAAATGCAGCAGCCTTAAGCAACAAGCTCCAGCAGATGGCAAACGGTGCAGTCTATGATGAATCCGGCAATGTCCGTAATATCCACGACAGAAAACTGGATGCTCTGGAAGACCTGATCGAATCGGCAAACGGGAAACCGCTTCTGGTTGCATACTGGTTCAAGCATGACAGGGAGCGGATATTAAAACGGTTTCCGGCAAGGGATATCAATACAAAGAAGGATATCGAGGACTGGAATGAAGGGAAAATCCCGGTGGCACTGATCCATCCGGCATCGGCAGGACACGGACTGAATCTTCAGGAAGGCGGTTCAACCATCGTGTGGTTCTCGCTTACATGGTCCCTTGAACTGTATCAGCAGTTAAATGCCAGACTTTACAGACAGGGGCAGAAACACACGGTCATCATAGAGCATCTGGTGACAGAGGGAACGGTCGATGAAGATATCCTCCGGGCAATTGAAAAAAAGGATACTACACAGAATGCAATGATAGAAGCAGTAAAGGCAAGGATTGGAGGTATGACGGATGACGGCAGAAGTAATGATGAAGGAATATAAGAACATGAAAAAGGAACTGACCGTGACTGAGTTCCAACTCCGTCAGTTTCAGGGAGTGAGCGAACAGGACATGATCGATTCAATGCTTTATTCCCATCAGGAAGGGGAAAGGGTGCAGACGAGCACTCTTTCCGATAAAACGGTAAACATAGCGATCAAGTATAAGGCAGCAATGGAACGGGAAAATGACGAGTGGTACGATTTCCTTTTCCACAGATATATGTTCCTGAAAGAAGAACTGGATTTTTTCGAGCATGCAGTGAACGGACTGGATGAAAGACATAGAAGCATTATCACGGATCTTCTGGATGAGGATATGACATGGGACATCATGATGGAAAGATATCATGTGAGCCATACGATGATCGGTAAATACAGAAAAGCAGCATTGAAGGAACTGGATAAACAGTATGAACTGAGGGACAGACAGGTGGAAGCTTTTGTCCTCGGATAGGAGGTTTTTATGTGTAAGCGTGGAGATATTTATTATGTGGACTTCGGAGAGAAGGCAGGAAGCGAACAGGGCGGTGTCCGTCCAGCACTGGTGGTAAGTAATAATAAGGCAAATAAGCATTCACCTGTGGTTACGGTCATTCCGCTGTCGGCAAGGGTGTGGAAAAAGAAGTATCTTCCGACCCATGTGCAGATTCCGCTGAAGAAAAGCAGCGGTCTGAATAAACCGAGCATGGCACTGGCGGAACAGGTGGAAACCCTTGATAAAACAAGGCTCGGAGAAAGAATCGGGGAAGTGCTGGATGACATGGTCATGGAGCAGATCACCGTGGCACTCCAGATACAGATAGGTGCATATGCAGAGTACAATTAAGGCAGTCAGACGGCTGTCTTTTTTGTTCGCACTATGGTAGAATTGATTTTGACGGGGGTGCATGATGAAGATAAAAATAGATTTTTTTAACGAAAATATTATAGATGCAATCGGTGCTGGAATATATCAGGTATCGATAATGAATAATGGAAAAGAAGAAGTTTTATATATTGGAGAATCCGTGTTTGTGCTTGTGCGCTGCGGGGCGCATTTATTTGAACTTAAGAAGACTCCAGAATATTTCGGTTTTAATGATGAAACTATAAATAATGAGAATATTATCTTGAAATTTGAACTGCTGGAAGCTATTAGTAATATGGCGGATAGAAAACATAGGGAAAAAGAATTGATACAGAAAAAGAAGCCTATTTTACAAAGCGGAATCAGTGACAGAATGAAATCAGTAGAAGAAAAAGTACAGGCACTTACGGCTTTTCTGGAAGGAGAATGATAAATGGCAGAGAAAAGAACAACAAATACTAATGTGACAAGATATGATAAAGCACATAAAAAATTTATGGATAAGCTGAATGTTTTAAAGGATAATGTAAATCATGGTTATGATTCTTTGAAAGTAGTACATAAACAGACGGTAGATTCATCTGTCAGTTTTAAGGAGACTGTAGATAAAGGTCAGGAACAAGAAAGAAAAGATCTTTATGATATTATAAAGACCTCGGAAGATGAGAAAAAAATCCAATGGGCGAAAGAGCGTATTCAGGAACTTGATCGTATCAAGGAAAAAGAAATAGACGGACATAACGAATTTTTGAAAGAAGAAGGAGATACGACAAAAAGAAATATCGTAGGTGGTATGATGCTGATTGCTGTTTCTGCAAAACTTATTTCCAGTAAACAAGTAAGGCAGATGGGTGGGAAAGCTATCAGTTCTGTTGGTAAGAGTCTGCTTCGCTTAAAGAAATAAAAAGGTGGTGTACTAGAGGTTTACTAAAGGTGCACTAATGGTTTACTGACTTTTTAATTTACATCTGCTATGATTAAGATGGCAAAAAAGAAAGGGAGCGGAAACGCTCCTTTTTATGTTGCCGTAAGGCGGTGCCTTTCCAATCCTTTCACACCGCCCGTGTACATAGAAGGGAGGAATGGCAGATGCCGATGAAACCAAAGAAGCCGTGCAGACACCCCGGATGTCCGAAGCTGACAGACGGACTGTACTGCGAGGAGCATGAAGCACTGCACCGTGGTGACAGGGCGAGCAGCAGCAAGCGTGGTTACAACAGGCAGTGGCAGAAGGCAAGGGCAAGATACCTGAAGGCACATCCCTTGTGTGTTCAGTGCTTAAAAGAAGGGCATGCGGTGACAGCAACCGTGGTCGATCATATCAGACCGCACCGTGGTGATCCCGTCCTGTTCTGGGACGAGAAGAACTGGCAGAGTCTGTGCAAGCCCTGTCATGATAAAAAGACATGGAACGAAGATAACAATCCTGAGTATCGGTTCTGACGGAAGAACGTGGGGGTATCTGAATCTCTACAGTCTGAACCGCTGAAGACCGATGGCCCCCTTTGCGTGAATTTTCGCAGAATTAAACAGGGGGGATATAAAACGGATATGGTAATTTTCGCAGAATGCACTTAAAACACGGCAAAAAGGGGTATTTTCTTTTGCCGGAAAATCAGGAAAAACGCAATATTTAAGGCTGGAAAACAGTGTAAAAAGCATTGTTTTCCGGCCTTTTTTCATGTGCCGGAAGGAGATGAGAAAGGATGACGGACGCACAGGCAAAACAGATCAACGAGATGCGTATGCGTGGCATGGGATATAAAGCCATCGGAATGGCAATCGGGCTGTCCCGTGACATCGTAAGGAATTACTGCAAGAGACACAACCTTGCCGGATATGCCACGGTGGTTTCAAAAAATATGAAACTCATGGTGGATGGTAAAGAGGTGTGCCACTTCTGTGGTAATCCGATCACGCAGCCTAAAACTGGCAGACCGAGAAGGTTCTGCTGTGAAAAATGCAGGAGGGAATGGTGGAAAGCACATCCCGAAGCAGTACAAAAAAGTGAAAAGGCTTCCTACACGCTTGTATGTGAGCAGTGCGGGAAGTCTTTCATTTCCTATGGAAACAAGAACAGAAAATACTGTGGCCGTGAATGTTATTTCCGGCACAGATTTTTAGCAGAGGAGGATATGGAAGATGCAGTTTCAGAGTTATAAAATAGCAGACCTTATCCCGGCTTCCTATAATCCGAGGAAGAAGTTAAAACCGGGCGATAAGGAATATGAAAAAATCAAGAACTCCATTAAAGAGTTCGGGTATGTCGAGCCGATCATCATCAACTCAGACATGACCATTATCGGAGGACACCAGAGAGCCACGGTCCTTGCAGACCTCGGATACACGGAAGTGGAATGTATCGTGGTCGATATCGACAAGACCAAGGAGAAGGCACTCAATGTTGCCCTCAATAAAATTACGGGTGAGTGGAACAAGGAACTTCTGGCCGACCTCATCAAAGACCTTGAGGATTCGGATTTTGATGTCGGCATCACGGGCTTTGAACCGCCGGAAATCGAACAGCTTTTCAATTCCGTGCATGATAAGAAGATCACGGAAGATGACTTCGATGTGGAAGCGGAGCTTGCAAAGCCGACTGTGGCAAAGACAGGAGATGTATGGCTGCTTGGAAAGCACCGTGTCATCTGCGGTGATTCCATTCTACCGGAAACCTACGAAAGGCTGATGGATGGACGGAAAGCAAATCTTGTCCTGACTGATCCTCCATACAATGTAAATGTCGAGGAGACGGCTGGCAAGATCAAAAATGACAACATGCCGGATGAAGATTTCTATAAATTCCTGTTCGCAGCATTTGTCAACATGGAGCAGTCGATGGAACAGGATGCTTCCATTTATGTTTTCCATGCGGATACGGAAGGACTGAATTTCAGAAAGGCATTTAAGGATGCCGGGTTCTACCTTTCCGGCTGCTGCATCTGGAAAAAGAATGCACTGGTGCTTGGAAGGAGTCCATACCAGTGGCAGCATGAGCCGTGTCTGTTCGGATGGAAGAAGGGCGGTAAGCACCAGTGGTATTCTGACAGGAAGCAGACAACCATCTGGGAGTATGACCGTCCGAAGGCAAGCAAGGACCATCCGACCATGAAGCCAGTGGCACTTATGGCATATCCGATACAGAACTCATGTATGAGCAACTGCATCGTGCTTGACCCTTTCCTCGGTTCAGGTTCCACGCTGATCGCCTGTGAGCAGACAAAACGTATCTGCTATGGTATCGAACTGGATGAGAAGTTTGTGGATGTTATCGTGAACCGCTACATTGAACAGTGTGGTTCGGATACTGATGTATATGTGCTCCGTGATAATATGAAAATTTCATATCAGGATCTATGCAGGGGAGGGATGTATAATGAAGCAGATGACATTTCTTGACCTGTGTTCAGGCATAGGCGGTTTCAGGCTCGGTCTTGAGACTGCCGGCCATAAGTGCATCGGATACTGTGAATATGATAAATTTGCAAGAGCCTCCTATGAGGCAATGTATGATACGGAAGGAGAGTGGAAAGCCCATGATGTCACAAAACTTAAACCCGAAGATGTCCCCTATGCAGACATCTGGTGCTTCGGATTCCCATGCCAGGACATCTCCGTTGCCGGAAAACAGCGGGGACTGGTCGGAAAAAGAAGTGGAATATATTACAACATTATTGACCTCCTCAAAGGCAAAGAAGAAAGTGCTAAACCCACATACTTACTTGTTGAGAACGTTAAGAACCTGTTATCGATCAATGCAGGATTCGATTTTGCCTCAGTTCTGTCTGAAATGGACGAAGCAGGGTATGACTGTCGGTGGCAGGTGCTTAACTCCAAAAACTTCGGAGTGCCACAGAACCGTGAGCGTGTGTTCATTATCGCAAATCTTAGAAGCAGAGGTAGACGAGAAATATTACCTCTCACCGGAGAAAACGCAGCAGCTCTTAACCAGCTTATAGGCGGTATGCAGGGTTACCGTGTATATGGGACGGACGGCATATCAGCAACGCTTGTCGGCAATGCCGGGGGCGTGGGTGCAAAGACAGGGCTTTATTTTATCGACCAGAGCAACCATGATCCGAAGATCACGGACACGGCAAGATGCCTGACTGCACGGTACACTGCCGGGATGACGAACCACACGGCAATGAACTCAGCGGTGCTTGAAGTTCATCCGGTCCTGACACCGGAACGTATGGAGAAAAGACAGAACGGCAGACGCATGAAGGATGACGGAGAGCCGATGTTCACGCTGACCTCTCAGGACAGACATGGTGTGTATGTCTGTAAGAAGGCAGATTCCGTGAAAGTCAGGAATGCCACAAAGACAGGATACGATGTTGCCCGTGAAGGTGACGGTATCAATCTTGCGTATCCGGACAGTACGACCAGACGGGGCCGTGTAGGTAAGGGATGTTCCCAGACGCTGGACTGCTCCGGTCAGATGGGTACGCTTATGAGGGGCGGACGCATCAGAAGACTGACACCGAGGGAGTGCTTCCGGTTACAGGGATTTTCCGATGAGCTGTTTGACCGTGCATCGGCTGTCAACTCCGATGCACAGCTATATAAACAGGCGGGGAATGCGGTGACGGCAACCGTGGCATATGCGGTTGCGATGTCCCTGCCGGAGTCCAGAAACTGACCTTACATTTTCTTTTGGAAAGTACCATTATCTGCTTGACTATATGGGCGTTCAGAGTGATATATGGTACTACCAAAAGGAAAGGAGATCAGCAGAATGGAGATTATAACAAACGCTGAAAACAGAAAAGAACTGGTAAAAGCCTTAGCCGGGCATTTCGGACAGAGGTCAGAGTACCTTGGACCACCAAGTTTTGCATACCGCATCGGCAGCATTACGGTGGACAGGGATGCAAAGGTCATCCTTGAAGATGACAGTATGGAAGATGAGGTGAGAAGGGTGCTTTTTCAGAACGATGTTGCAGAAGAAACACCGGAACTGCAGATGGAAGAACCGGAAACAGAAATAAAGATACCAATCGGGGAAATGACACCACAGGGGATCATCAACCTGATAAACATGATGCATTCCAAGCAGTATCTTATCAACAGGGCATCCGGAAGGGTGTGCATTTCCATTACTGATACGCTGACGGATGCACTTGCCGAAAGGGCCTTTGAAAATACGGAAGAAGCGGTAAGATTCATTACGGAACAGGGCGGATGCAGGGGAGTTTCATTTGCAGACGGAAACATTGACTTTACGGGCTTCCCGCATACGGACAGCATGATGGAATACTGCAGACTGGCATCGGCCATGGTAAAGAAGGCATCGGAACAGAAGCGGGTAAATCCGAAACAGACCATTGAAGAAAATGAAAAATATTACATGCGGGCATGGCTTGTTTCCATCGGATTTGGCGGGAGCGAAGGAAAGGAAGTAAGAAATTTCTTCCTTAAGGGGCTGAAAGGCCATACGGCATTCCGGACTCCGGAAGATGCGGAAAAGTGGAAAGCCAACCGCAGGGCAGAAAGGGGATCAACGGTATGTTCGGAGTAAGCAGACAGACACTTGAGAGACTGAGAAAGGAATATCCTTCGGGAACCAGGGTGGAGCTTATCCGCCTTGATGATCCCTACCGAAAAATCCCGTCAGGAACCATCGGAACGGTCGAGTTCGTGGATGATGCGGGGCAGCTCCACACGGTGTGGGAGGGACACGGTTCTCTTGCAATGATCTACGGAGTGGATGAATGGCGTAAAATACAGTCATAATATACACAGTTTTTCCGGCTGATGTTTGTGCAGTTTATGGTGCATATATAACTGGATATATGTGTGTTTTAGAGCGAATATGTACCTACCGAAAGGGAAGAAAACAAACGGAGGTACAAGCCATGAACGAAAGGATCGCAAGACAGATCGAGGAAATGAAGAAACAGACCATCGGAGTTGAGGTCGAGATGAACAACATCAGGAGGGATAAGGCAGCAGAGATTGCAGCCGCATTCTTTGGAACGGGTAGATTTGAAAACACGGCTTCCAGAAACGGATATTATACATGGTCAGCATGGGATGCGGACGGAAGGGAATGGAAATTCCAGAAGGACGTCAGCATTGCGGGACCGGATGATAAAAAATGCGAGCTGGTCACACCGATCCTTACCTACAACGACATTGAAACACTGCAGGAACTTATCAGAAAGCTCAGACATGCGGGTGCAAAGAGCGATGCAACAAGGGGATGCGGAGTCCACATCCACATCGGTGCAAAAGGGCACACACCGCAGACACTTAGAAATCTTGCAAACATCATGGCGGGGCATGAGAACCTTCTGGCGGATGCCTTAGACCTTGACAGGGGAAGGATGAACCGCTACTGCAGAACGGTAGACCCAAGATTCCTCAAGGAACTCAACAAGAAGAAGCCAAAGACGATGGCTGCCCTTGCAGACATCTGGTACACCTCGAACGGAGCAAGCTACGGACGGAATCAGCATTACAATGACAGCAGATACCATATGCTGAACTACCATGCAACCTTTACAAAGGGGACGGTCGAATTCAGACTTTTCCAATTCGATGCCCCGGCAGACGGAAAGCTGAACGGACTGCATGCGGGACAGCTTAAGAGTTACATCCAGCTCTGCCTTGCACTCAGCCAGATGGCAAAGGAAGTAAGGACGGCAAGCCCGAAACCGCAGCAGACAGAAAATCCGAAATATGCAATGAGGACATGGCTTTTAAGACTCGGATTCATCGGGGATGAATTCAAGACGGCAAGGGACATCCTCACAAAGAGACTTGCAGGAGACACCGCCTTCAGAAGCGGAAGGGCTGCTTGAAGAGAACAGCCTCCTGCCACCTTGGAGCATTGACTGCCATGTGCGGTCTTAAGGTGGTAGAAGGGTGTTCCCTTCGGAAAGGATGGAGACATTATGCAGAAAAGATATTACATTGCTTACGGCAGCAACCTAAACATCAGACAGATGCGGATGAGATGTCCGCATGCGAGAGTGATCGGAACTGCAGTCATTAAAAATTATGAACTGCTTTTCAAGGGAAGCCTTACGGGTGCCTATCTTACCATAGAACCCAAGAAGGGTGGAGCGGTTCCCGTTGCAGCATGGGAGGTCACGGAATCGGATGAGGCGGCACTTGACCACTACGAAGGATTCCCGACATTTTATTACAAAAAGGAAATGGAGCTGGACATCAAAGGAATACGCACGGGAAAGATACGGAGAAGGAAGTGCTTTGTGTATATCATGCATGAAGAACGGAAGATAGGAGTACCTTCCCTTTCCTATGTAAGCACATGCCTTCAGGGGTATGTCAGCTTTGGGTTTGATGAGCACTACCTTTCCGAAGCACAGATAAAAGCGGTGGAGGTGGCAGGACATGAAGAGTGAAATACTGCGGATACGGATATGCCCACGGTGCGGGGAAAGATACGCAGCACCGCCCGCCTTATCAAGGACTGACGGAACAACTCTTATCTGCCCTGACTGTGGCACACGTGAGGCTCTTGAGAGCATCGGTGTCGGGGCATCGGAACAGGAACAGATCCTTGAAACCATCCACAGGTCACAGCAGTAATATGTACAATTCCTCCGGCAGATCTTTGTGTACATTACGGGGCAGATATGACTGGATAATATCTGCATTCAGAGCGAATATGTACTTACCGAAAGGGAAAACAAAGAAAAAGCGGAGGTACAGGAAAATGAAACAGAACACGGTATGGATGGTAAAAGCACTTATGGCAGAGGAACCGGGCAGACTGGTATGGAAGAATTTCAAGGCATTTACAAACGCAGCCGAGGCTGACAACTGGCTTTGCAGCTTTGTGAGGGAGAACGGCTACAGTATTACAGATTTCAACATTGTAAAGAGAACACTTAATAAATAAACGAAATTGAAAGGCCTCTGCGGAGGTCTTTTACTATGCCCATTTTTAGAGGAGGTGAGGACAGTGGCACAGAGAGGAAGAAAACCAAAGCCTACGGCAGTAAAGGTGCTTGAGGGAAATCCGGGCAAGAGAAGCCTTAACACGGGCGAACCGAAGCCTGAGAAAAAGGCCCCGCGCTGTCCGGCATGGCTTGAGGACGAGGCAAAGAAAGAATGGAAAAGGATGGCGAAACAACTGGAGCATCTCGGCATCCTGACGGAAATAGACATGGCAGCATTCGCAGGATACTGTCAGGCATATGCAAGATGGAAAGAAGCAGAGGAATTCATCACACAGCATGGGGCAATCGTGAAGACTCCGAGCGGTTACTGGCAGCAGGTACCACAGGTATCCATAGCCCAGACCTATCTGAAGATCATGAATAAGTTCTGTGAGCAGTTCGGTCTTACACCATCCGCAAGAAGCCGTATTTCAACGGATAACGGGGAAGACAAGCAGAACGATGAAATGGAGCTTCTGCTTGTGAAAGGCGGTGCAAAGTAATGTTTGATAAAGCAAAAGCGGATCATGCGGTGAATTTTATTAACTGCCTGAAACACACCAAAGGACGGTGGAGGGGAGTTCCTTTTGAACTTCTGCCTTGGCAGGATGAGATCATCCGCACGATCTATGGAACAGTAAAAGAAAACGGATACAGGCAGTACAACACCTGTTATTGTGAGATACCAAAGAAAAACGGAAAGTCTGAGCTGGCGGCTGCCATTGCACTGTATATGACATGCGGTGACGGTGAATGGGGAGCAGAGGTTTACGGCTGTGCTTCCGACAGGCAGCAGGCTTCCATCGTATTTGATGTTGCGGTGGATATGGTGGACCAGTGTCCGGCACTGAAGAAAAGGATCAAGCCCGTCATGTCTGTAAAAAGGCTTGTATATAAACCAACCAACAGCTTCTACCAGGTGCTGTCGGCAGAGGCATACACAAAGCATGGACTGAACGTCCATGCGGTCATCTTTGATGAGCTGCATGCGCAGCCGAACAGGGAACTGTTCGATGTCATGACCAAGGGTTCCGGTGATGCCAGGACACAGCCGTTGTTCTTCCTGATCACGACAGCCGGAACAGACCGGAATTCCGTGTGTTTTGAACAGCACCAGAAGGCCCTGGATATCATAGAGGGAAGAAAGATAGACCCAACATTTTATCCTGTTATTTACGGGGCATCCGATGAGGATGACTGGTCGAGTGAGGATGTGTGGTATAAGGCAAATCCGTCACTCGGATACACCATTGACATTGAAAAAGTGCAGAATGCATACATCAGTGCAAAAGAGAATGCAGCAGAGGAGAACGTATTCCGGCAGCTCCGTCTGAACCAGTGGGTAAAACAGAGCACCAGGTGGATGCAGATGGATAAGTGGGATGCCTGTTCCTTTGCCGTGAACGAGGAGGAGCTTCTCGGAAGGGAATGCTATGGCGGACTCGACCTTTCAAGTTCCACGGATATCACGGCATTCGTGCTTGTGTTCCCGCCAAGAAATGATACGGAGAAATATGTGATCCTTCCGTATTTCTGGATACCGGAGGACAACATGAGGCTGCGTGTCCGAAGGGATCATGTCCCTTATGATGTCTGGGCAGCCGAAGGGTGCTTAAAGACCACAGAAGGAAATGTCATCCATTATGGATTTATTGAGCAGTTCATTGATGAGCTTGGCAAGAAATTCCATATTAAGGAGATCGCATTCGACCGATGGGGAGCTGTGCAGATGGTGCAGAACCTTGAGGGCATGGGATTTACCGTTGTTCCGTTCGGACAGGGTTATAAGGATATGAGTCCACCGACAAAGGAACTGATGAAACTGACGTTGGAGGAGCGGATCGCACATGGCGGACATAAGGTGCTGCGGTGGATGATGGATAATGTGTTTGTCCGTCAGGACCCGGCAGGGAACATCAAAATGGATAAGGAAAAATCCACGGAGAAAATTGACGGGGCCGTTGCAACCGTTATGGCACTTGACCGTGCAATCAGAAATGAAGGCAGTGACGGAAGCGTGTATGATGACAGGGGAATCCTTGTATTCTGATGCAGCCGTGTATGATTCTGTAAAATCATAATCCGGCTGCATGTTTCTGTGTTAAGATATAGGAAAAGCACAGGGAGGCATTTCGTATGCAGGAAGAATTTTTTATGAACAGTATGGAAAAAGACCCGAAACTGAGCGGTGAGCACGGGGCACAGACAAGGAAATCCCTTGCACTGAAAGCAGAAGAGATCCTCGGACTGGATCTGGAAACGGTGGTAGCGGATGATGACCTTATGTATGATTCGCTGATGAAACTGAAACCGCTTGAGAACCCAAAGAAAAATCCAATGCAGAATGCACTGAGAAAATATTATTACTACAGGAATGGGAAAGAGTTCCCAAGACTGAATAATTATCAGAGATGATCAGGAACGGCACTTCTTCGGAGGTGCTTTTTTTGTACCCATTTTTAGGAGGTGTCACATGGGAATTAAGAGTTTATTCGGATTCGGACAGGCGAGGGATAAGCCTGTGGACAAAGCAGCAGATGCAGGATATTCGTTTCTGTTTGGAAGGACAACGAGCGGAAAGCCTGTCAATGAAAGAACTGCAATGCAGACCACGGCAGTATATGCCTGTGTCAGAATCCTTGCGGAGGCAGTCGCATCCTTACCGCTTCATGTATATGAGTATCAGGATGACGGAGGCAAGAAGCTGGTGCATGACCATCCGTTATATTATCTGCTCCATGATGAGCCGAATCCGGAGATGACTTCATTTGTGTTCAGGGAAACACTGATGAGTCATCTTTTAATATGGGGAAATGCTTATGCCCAGATCATAAGGGACGGGGCTGGAAGGGTGCTTGGACTGTATCCGCTCCTTCCGGACAAGATGGAAGTGCAGAGGGATGACAAAGGAAACATCTATTATGTGTATTCCAGAAACAGTGATGAAAACCCTACGTTCAAGGAATATGGAAATATCAAACTAAAAGCCGAGGATGTGCTTCATATCCCCGGACTTGGGTTTGACGGACTGATCGGATATTCCCCAATTGCGATGGCAAAGAACGCTGTCGGCATGACGCTTGCCTGTGAGGAATACGGTGCGAGTTTCTTTGCAAACGGTGCGAATCCGGGCGGTGTTCTGGAACATCCGGGAGTGCTGAAGGATCCGTCCAAGGTCAGGGAATCTTGGAACTCGGTGTACCGTGGTGTGAATAACGCACACAAGATCGCAGTACTTGAGGAAGGCATGAAGTACCAGCAGATTGGGATACCACCGGAAGAAGCACAGTTCCTTGAGACAAGGAAATTCCAGATCAATGAGATCGCAAGGCTATACAGGATACCGCCCCACATGGTCGGTGACCTTGATAAGTCGAGCTTTTCCAATATCGAGCAGCAGTCCTTGGAGTTCGTAAAATACACACTGGACCCTTGGGTGATCCGGTGGGAGCAGTCACTCCAGAGATCGCTCCTTCTGCCGGGAGAAAAAGGGAAGTATTTCATTAAGCTGAATGTGGACGGACTTCTACGTGGGGATTACCAGTCGAGGATGAACGGCTATGCAGTCGGAAGACAGAACGGCTGGTTTTCTGCCAATGACATCCGTGAAATGGAGAATATGAACCCTATCCCTGATGAGGAAGGCGGCAACCTGTACCTTGTGAACGGTGCAATGACAAAACTTGCGGATGCAGGGGCATTTGCGGGAGCGGACAACGGAGGGCAGAAGGAAGAAGAAAAACTCCCGGCACAGGAAAACAGCAGAAAGAGAGGTAAACGATGAAGCGGAAGTTTTGGAACTGGATAAAGAATGAAGATGAGAGCGTGCCGGATATGGAAAGGACGCTCTTTTTAAATGGCATGATTTCGGATGAAACATGGTACGGGGATGAAGTGACGCCACAGTTGTTTAAGGATGAGCTGAATGCCGGAAACGGAAATATCACGGTGTGGATCAATTCACCGGGCGGTGATGTGTTTGCAGCAGCCCAGATCTACAACATGCTCCGTGATTATAAAGGAAGCGTGACGGTCAAGATTGACGGCATTGCAGCCTCAGCGGCATCCGTGATCGCTATGGCAGGAGATACGGTCTGTGTATCCCCGGTGGCAATGATGATGATCCATAATCCCGCAACGATGGCAATGGGTGAGGCGAAGGACATGCAGAAGGCAATCGCCATGCTGAATGAGGTCAAGGAGTCCATCCTGAATGCCTATGAATTTAAGACGGGGCTTACCCGTGCAAGGCTCTCACACATGATGGATGACGAGACTTGGTTCAATGCCAAGAAGGCAGTGGAGCTTGGATTTGCGGATAAGATCCTTTTCGATTCCGATGAGGATGAGAAAAAGAAAAAGCCGGATGAGCCGGAAGAAAAGCCGGAGGAAGGCAGCAATGGAGAGGAAGGGGAAAAAGAGGATGACAAGGACAAGAATGGGAAAAAGAAGCTCCCGTTCCAGCAAGATTCCATGATGTTTTCCACCAAGGCGATGAATGAATCGTTCCTTTCCAAGGTGTCAGACAGGGATGCCATGATACCAGTCAACCAGTTGGAGAAGAGACTGAGTCTCTTAGCACATTAAGGAGGATATGAACTATGAGTAAGATTTTGGAATTAAGAGAAAAGAGAGCGAAGGCATGGGAAGCAGCAAAAGCATTCCTTGATGCCAAGAGAACACAGGAAGGTTTTGTATCCGCAGAGGATGCAGCCACCTATGACAAGATGGAAAACGATGTCGTAAATCTCGGAAAGGAGATCGAGAGACTGGAAAGACAGGCTGCCATCGATGCAGAACTTTCCAAGGCAACAAGCACACCGATCACCAACAAGCCGGATGCAAAGACTGGCGGTGACACAAAGACAGGAAGGGCAACCGATGAGTACAGAAAAGCATTCTGGAACGGCATGAGAAACAAGGTGCTGTCTTATGAAGTACAGAATGCCCTTACCATCGGCACGGATTCCGAGGGCGGTTATCTTGTACCGGATGAGTACGAGAAGAAACTGGTGGAAGCATTGGAAGAGGAGGTGTTCTTCCGTAACCTTGCAACCGTCATCAAGACATCGAGCGGTGACCGTAAGATCCCAATCGTTACATCCAAGGGTGAGGCGGCATGGATCGATGAGGGCGGTCAGTTCCCGGAATCTGATGACAGCTTCGGACAGACAACCATCAGTGCCTTTAAGCTGGCAACCATGATCAAGGTGTCCGATGAACTCTTAAATGACAGTGTGTTCAATATCGAGCAGTATATCTCAAGGGAGTTCGGAAGAAGAATCGGTACAAAGGAAGAAGAGGCATTCTTTATCGGTGACGGTAAGGGCAAGCCTACCGGAATCTTCAATGCCACAGGCGGTGCTGAGACAGGCGTGACATCCACCGGAGTATCTATTACGTTTGATGATGTCATGGATCTTTACTATTCCCTCCGTGCCCCTTACCGTAACAAGGCAGTATGGCTTTTGAATGATTCGACCGTAAAGGCAATCAGAAAGCTGAAGGACGGAAACGGAAATTATATCTGGCAGCCGTCCGTAAGGGAAGGAGAGCCTGATAAGATCTTAAACCGTCCTTACCGCACATCCATCTATGTGCCGGAGCTTGCAGCCGGAAACCGTGTCATGGCATTCGGTGATTACAGTTACTACTGGATCGCAGACCGCCAGGGCAGAAGTTTCAAGAGACTGAATGAGCTTTATGCTACAACCGGACAGGTCGGATTCCTTGCTTCCGAGCGTGTGGACGGCAAGCTGATCCTTTCCGAGGCAGTCAAGACGCTTGATATCAAGGCTGCCGGAAAGTAGGGTGGCAGGATGTTCGTAACGCTTGAGGAAGCCAAAGGGTATCTCAGGGTCGATTCGTCAGACGAGGATGAACTCATCCTCCGTCTGATGGAAACATCCGACCGCCTGATCTTAGATGTGACAAGACAACCCCCGGAAGAACTCAAAGAGTATGAATCAGTTGTCCGTACTGCAGAAATGTATGTTATTGCCTACCTGTATGAGCATCGGGAAGAAGCAGATCATAAGACAATGACGGAAACACTGAAGTATCTGTTTTTTGGAATCAGGAGGGAGATATTCTGATGATAGAACTCATGCGTGAACGGATCATGATACAGAAAAGCAGCACGAATACGGATAAAACAGGAAACCATACCCTTGTATGGAGTGACCATTATAAATGTTATTCCTATGTGAATAATCTTTCCGGTAAGGAGTACTGGGAAGCAAAACAGGTCAATGCGGAAACGGAACTTGATTTTGTCATCCGTTACTGCAGTGAGGTGTCCGCTCTTGACACGGAGCATTTCCGTATCCTGTTCCGTGGGAATATTTATAATATTACGTTTGTTGACAACGTGCAGTATAAGAATAAGACAGTGAAGATCAGGGCTGCCCTGGCAAAGAGGTGAGGAGATGGCAGAGAGAAGAACGACCGTTGACGGTCTGGCGGATGCGATCATGGATGGCCTGAAGGAATATGCAGACCTTGCCACGGATACCGTCAAGGATGCGGTAAAGGATGTATCCAAGACCGTGAAAAAGGATATACAGGCAAATGCCCCAAAACGGACGGGAAGGTATAAGAAGAGCTGGGTGGTCAAAAAGACAGCGGAGAGCAGCAACTCCCTTACCATGACGGTCCATTCTAAGGACAGATACCAGATCGCCCATCTCCTGGAACACGGTCATGCAAAACGCGGCGGGGGCAGGGTAGCCGGAAGGGAGCATATTGCCCCGGCTGAAGAAAAGGGAAACAGGGAGCTGGTGCAGAAGATAGAGAGGGGGTTGCGTTCGTGACGCATGAAGAAGTCATGGCAGTGATGGAAGAAATCGGACTCCCATATGCCTATCATCATTTTGCGGAAGGGGAATCCCCTGATCCGCCCTTTGCAGTATTCCTGTATCCGGGAAGCAACAATTTCTCTGCAGACGGGAAAGTCTATTTTAAGGCAGACCGTCTGAACATAGAGATCTACACGGATATAAAAAATATAGAACTGGAACAACAGACAGAAGCCGTGCTTGACGGGCATGGCATTTTTTATGAAAAAAGCGAAGTATGGATCGAATCTGAAAATCTGTATGAGGTGCTTTACCAGATGGAGGTATAGAAGATGGCGAATAAAAAGAATAAAGTCAAATTTAATATCTGCAATGTGCATTACGCACCGATTACGGTTGCAGAGGAAGGCACGGTCAGTTTTGGAACACCTGTACCGATGCCGGGTGCAGTATCCATCAGCATGGATCCGACAGGTGAGCCGGAATCATTCTATGCAGATGGTATTGAGTATTATGTAATCAACAACAATCAGGGATATGATGGTGACCTTGAACTTGCAATGATCCCTGAATCTTTCCGCACGGATATCTTAAAAGAGGAGCAGGATGCCAATAAGGTGCTTGTGGAGAATGCAAATTCCGAGACGGGCAGTTTTGCACTCCTGTTTGAGTTTGACGGAGATATTCGCAAGATCCGCCATGTGCTCTATAATTGTTCCGCATCACGTCCGACCATTGAGTCCAAGACAAATGAGGAAGATAAGGAAGTGCAGACGGAAACACTGACCATCAAGGCAAGACCTATGGCAGACGGATATGTCAAGGCAAAAACGGGAGATTCCACAACTGAGACTGTTTACAATAACTGGTATAAGAGCGTGTATCTTCCGGCAGCTTCCACAGCGGAGCAGCAGTCAGCAAAATCAACCAAGAGTGTATCATAAGGAGGAATAAGACATGGGTATCAGAAAGGATATAGAAATTGACGGACAGATGGTTGCATTCAAGGCGAGTGCAGCCATTCCAAGAATCTACAGATTAAAATTCCAGAGGGATATTTATAAAGACCTGGCATTACTTGAAAAGAGCATCGGTGACGGAAAAGAAGAATCATCAAACCTTGATATGTTTTCCCTTGAGATGTTTGAGAACATTGCTTTTATCATGGCGAAACATGCTGATCCGACTATTCCTGATACGCCAGAGGAGTGGCTTGATAATTTCAATACATTTTCAATTTATCAGGTTCTGCCACAACTGATCGAACTGTGGGGACTGAATGTAAAAACAGATGTGGAAGCTAAAAAAAACTTCGTCCAACAGAGCGTGAAATGACAACCCCGCTGTTTCTGCTCAGATGTGTACAGTTAGGTCTGTCAATGGCAGACCTTGAAATGCTGTCAATAGGACTCATCAATGATATGTACAGTGAGAGCCGGAACGATGATTATAAGTATGCCGAGCTTGCAACACAGGAGGATTTCGACCGTTTCTGATTGAGAACGCAGTCGTTTTCTGTTATACTTATCAGCAGAAAACGACTGGGGCATTCTCAGTTATAAATCGGAAGTTGGAGGATACACGCATGAAAATTGTAATCATTAATGGAAGTGCCAGAAAAGGAAACACGCTGACAGCAATCAATGCATTTATAAAAGGAGCA